AGCCATGAAGCGCGCGCCGATGGGGATGAGTGCGATCGCCTACGCGAAACACCGGAGCGTGGTCGAGGGCCGCACGATCTCGCGGCAGACGGTTGACGCGGCGAAGAAGCGCGGCGCCCTGCCGCTGCTACCGGGAGGGATGATCGACGTCGCTCGGGCAGACCGAGAGTGGGCGATCATGGCGACCGGACGGCCAAGCAAACAGCCTCCACTCGTCACCGCTCCCGGCCCTACCCCACAGGCACCGGAGTCCACCACGGCGCCGACGAAGGTCGACGGTGAGGAGGACGACATACCGACCGCCTCGCGAAGCAAGCAGATCAAGGCGGGCATCGAGGCGCAACGCGAACTGAAGCGGTGGCGCATTGAGCAGGGCGAGATCGTTGAGCGCACGACCCACGACGCAGCGCTTACGGCGATCGGCGTTGCGGTGCGTAAAGCGCTGCAGTCACTCCCGCGGCAAATGCAGGCCGAAATGATGCGGCATATTCGCTGTGCGAACTGCGGGGGCAATATCGACGGCAAATCGATCGCCATCGCTGCCGAGAAGCATGTCGACGGAGTGCTCCGTGCTCTCGCTGACGAGGTCAAGGCGTCGAGCCCCAGCCCGCCGAGACCCGCAGATGCTTGATGCGTTTGAGCGCGCAGTCCGTCCGCGCGCCGTCCCTCGGTTCGAGACGTGGATGGACGAGAACTTTGTCACCGAGCGCGGTGGCATCCTCGTTCCCTGGCAGACTTCACTGACGCCGTATTGGCGTCTCGTGATGGCCGATCTCGACATCGACTCGGAGACCGAAGAGATCGTGATCGATAAGCCGTCGCAGGTCGGCGCGAGCGAACTCCTCGTCGGTCTCTGCATATACCTGTCGATCGTCGCTCCCGGCATCATCATCATGTGCCGGCCGGACCTCGAAGAGGCCGCGCGCTTCAAGCGACTTCGCTTTGACACCGCGCTCGAGCACTGCCGGGCGAAGCACACGTTTCGCGAGTCGAAGTCGCGCGAGCCAGGCAACACGAAGCATGACGTGTTGTTCGACGGTGGCGGGCTCGAGCTCATCGGCGGCAACAGTCCCGCCGGTCTCGCGTCGACACCCGCGCCCTACTTCTTCGTCGACGAGCTCGACCGATTGGCGGCTGGCGCAGGAGCCGGAGGACGCGCCGAAGGCGATCAGTACGAACTCGGCAAGATGCGCACGGTGACGTTTCAGGACGTCTTCCCGCGCCGAAAGCTGATTCGTGTCAGCTCGCCCGGCGACGCAGCGACGAGCAAGATTGAGCCGGCGTGGCAAGCGAGCAACCGAAGCCGATATTGGGTTCCCTGCCACGAGTGCGGGACGCCGATCGTCTTCGACTTCACGCGCCTCTGGTGGCCTCACAAGGGCGACCCGCGGTCGGCGCGATACCGTTGCCAGGCATGCGATCGGCTGCTCGACGAGCGCGCGAAACCTGAGATGCTCGCCGCGGGAGAATGGCGCGCGGCGGTCGTCGACCCGGTTCACGGCTACCGACTCAACGGCCTCGATTCGCCGTTCATGACGTGGGGCGCGCTTGCGAAAGAGTGGGAGGCGGCAAAGGGCTTCCCGCACAAGATGCGCGTCTTCGTGAACACGAAGAAGGCGGAGGTGTTCGACAGCGAAGAGGCGACGAAGGTCGATGCCGCGAAGCTGAAATTGCTCGCGTGCAAGGTGGATTTCGTCGACGGGCAGCCAGTGATCCCGACGGGGGTAGGTACGCTCACGAGCGGGACCGACATGCAGCCGTTCCGTCTCGAGACTTCGCTCAAGGGCTGGGGTCGAGGCGAGGAGTGCTGGTGGATCGATCACGTCATCTTCCCGGGAGACGTGACGACCCGTCAGCCGTGGAACGACCTCGACACGTATCTCCTGTCGACCTGGCAAAACGACGCCGGCCGTTCGTTTCGTATGGCTGCGGGATGTGTGGATACCGGCGGCGAGACGCCGGTTCCTGCTTATGACTTCGTGCGCAACAAGGCGCATCGGCGGATCCTCGGCATCAAGGGCAAGGGCGGGAGCCATGTGAAGCCGTGGCCGCGGAAGCCGTCACGCACGCAGAAGAGCGGCGGCGACCTCTACGTCATCGGCGTCGACGCCTTCAAGTCACAGCTCTACGCGCGGCTCAAGGACAGCGTAGAGCGCGCAGAGCGTGGGGAGCGCGGAGGTCCGGGGTTCATTCACATCGCGGCACACCTCTGCGAGGACATCGAGAACCCCGACGGCTCGCGCGAGCCGAGCGAGTACCTCAAGCAACTCGTCTCCGAAGTGACCAAGGTCGTGTCGACGAGGACGGGGCTCGCGAAGGTGTGGGACCTGCCATCGCATACGCGCAACGAGACGCTAGATTGCGACGTCTACGCGCAGGCCGCGCTGTACGCACTGAAGGCGTTGCGCATGCGCATCGACGCCACGGTGACACCTGGAGAGGCGGTCCAGCCGATTCAGCCAACGAGAGCCCCATTGGGAGGAACACTGTCCCAATCGGAAAATCTCACAGGTCGGGACGGTGTTTCCCGGGTGTCGGACCAGGACAGACCGCGACCGGAATCCGCGACTCGTCCGATTCAGGGACCGCCATCAATCCCACCCGCACCACTCAAGGTCCCCCGCTATCTCGGGTAAGCGCTAGGGCTATTTCTCGTGCATGGCATGGACCTCAACTGACCTCGCGAACATCGACGCCGCCATCAAGAGCGGCGCGCTCTGGGTGAGCAATGGCGACGGCAAGTCGGTCACCTATCGGTCCCTCGACGAGATGCTGCGCGTCCGACAGTCGATCGCAGACGCGCTCACGGCGACCTCGAATCAACAGCCTGCGAGCTTCGTCGCCGGCTTCAAGCGTGACCTGTGACGCTCGCGCGGGCGCCGCACTTCGGTCAGTTCGAGCGCGTCGCGCCACGCGCGAATTGGTGGCGTCGGGTGGGACGCGCCATCGCTGGCGTGTTCCGAGGCGGATCGCATCGCGCCTATGAAGGGGCCTCACGGACCCGTCGGTTCCAGGGCTGGAACCCGGCGAACACGACTGCGAATGCGGAGCTATTCAGTTCGTTGGAAATGCTGCGCGCACGCTCGCGTGACTGCGTCCGGAACGACCCACATGCGGCTCGGCTCATCGAGGTTCTTGCCGGGAACCTCGTCGGCGCGGCTGGTCTGACGGTCCGAGCGACCTCGGGAAGCGCGCAAGTCGACAAGCGCGCGATGGCGCTATGGAACCGCTGGATCAAGCGCTGCGACATCGACGGGATCCACGGTCTCGCCGCTGACTTCAAGACCGCAGCTCGAGAGCTCTTTGAATCCGGCGAGGTGCTGATCCGGCGTCGACTCGTGACCATGCAGAAGGCACGCGATCAACGGCTCGAAGTGCCGATGCGACTGGAGATCATCGAGGCCGACCAGCTCGACGTCCGCAAGAACGCCCTGCTCGATGGTGGCGGCCGCATCATGTACGGCGTGCAGACGGACGGTGACGGGCTCGTCGTCGGCTATTGGATCTTGCCGGAGCATCCGGGCGGCGGCAACGGACTCGCGGGCCAGGCCTTCACGTCGCTCAAGCCGTCCGCCTTCGTCCCCGCGTCCGAGATCATCCACCTGTTTCAGCGCCTTCGCGCCGGCCAGATGCGCGGTGTTCCGGTCATGGCGCCGATCCTGACCAAGCTCCGAGACCTCGGCGACTACGACCAGGCCGAGCGGCTCCGCAAGAAGCTCGAGGCCTGCGTGATGGCGTTCATCACGCCTTCGGACCAGCTGCTCGAGGCTGGCGCCGACCAGGCCGCACAGGCGCAACTGTCCGCGGTCCAGGACAGCCAGATCGGGGCACGCGCGGTCAATGCCGATGGCGCGATCCTGGAAGACATGCAGCCCGGCATGGTCGTCACGTTGCGCAATGGCAAGACGGTCACGTTCCACACGCCGCAAGTTGCGGCAGGGACCGTCGAATACGAGAGCGCGCAGCTCCGCGCCATCGCGACCGGCGTCGGCACAACTTACGAGATGCTCACGGGCGATCTGCGCAACGTGAATTACAGTTCATACCGGGCCGGCCTCATCGAGTTCCGCCGCATGATCGAATCCCTGCAGTGGGAGCTCTTCGTGCCCGTGTGCTGCGAGCGGATCTGGGACTGGTGGGCCGAGGTGGCATGGCTCGCTGGCAAGGTGCAGACGGCCGACATCGAGTCGGAATGGAGCACCGCGCGATGGCAGTCGGTCGACCCCTACAAGGACGCGATCGCGCTCCAGGTCATGGTCCGTAACGGCTTCACGCCGCTGCAAGACGCGATCGCCGAGGGCGGCCTTCACCCCGAGACGGCGATGCGCAAGACGGCCAAGTTCTTGGAGCTCTGCGACGATCTCGGCCTGACCTGGGATTCCGATCCGCGGCACCCCCTGAACCAGGGCGCAGCGCCGCCGAAGGCCGACCCGAACGCCACCGATGGGCCGGCGAACACCGACCAGACACCGACCAAAGTCGCCGCCTGACCCCCCTCCGTTTCACCCATGCGCTCGACGAAAAGTCGGCGCATGCCCGAGTTGAAACACATCTCCGGTCCCATCCTCACGCGCGCCGCGGACGTCGTTCCGACGTCGATCGATGTCGAGGCGCGGACGGTTGAGGTGATCGCCTCCACTGGCGCGATGGGCACCCGGCGCACATGGGACGGCTCGTATGACGAGCAGCTCGTGGTGACTCCGGAGGCGGTCAAGCTCGACCGCCTCAATACAACCGGGGCCGTTCTCGACAACCACTCGGCCTATGGGTCCGTGCGTGAGTCGGTGATCGGCGCGGTGGTTCCAGGGAGCGCGAAGGTCGATGGCGGACAGCTCCGCGCGACCTTGCGTTTCGCGAAGACGCCGGCCGGTGACCAGGTATTCGGGATGGTCCAGGACCGCATCCTGCGCGCCGTCTCGGTCGGGTACGACCCGAGCTACGAGGAGATCCGAGCCAAGGACCGCGAGGACGGCGGAACGCTGCCCCTCCTGCGGGCCACGAGCTGGGAGCCCTACGAGATTTCGATTGTGCCGATGGGCTTCGATCCGGGCGCAGTCGTGCGCTCGGGCGAGGCCTCCCGGCAGACGCGCACCTACGCGGTTCGAAGCCGCATGGAGGATCAGATGCCGGAGCCCGTGGCCGCCCCCCAGACCCCGGCCGCTCCGGCGGTCGACGAAATCACCATTCGCCGCCAGGCGGCCAAGGACGCGATGACCCGGTCCGCGGAGATCCGCGAGGCGGGCGCGCGTGTCGGTCTCGACGCACGCGCCATCGACGAGGTCTTCAATGACCTCGACCTCTCGGACCCGGAGATCGTGGTCCGCGCCAAGGCCAAGATCCACGACATCCGCGCGAACCAGCAGCAGCCGCCCGTGGCGCCGCGTCCGGAACCGACTGGCCCGCACGTGCAGATGCTGCGCGCGGGCGAGGACAAGACCGTCGAGATGATCGGCCTTGCGCTCATGCACCGCACGCTCGACCAGGCGGACCCGAACAAGGTGCGCGCCTTCAACGAGCGCCTGACCGCAGCCGGAAAGGCGAGCGAGATCCCCGCGCAGCTCACGGACGACGACGGCCGGCGCATGCGTCGCGCCCGACTCGTCGACGTGGCCGAAGCCTTCCTCCGTGCGCGCGGCGTGAACACGGCGGCGATGGCGCCGGGACACATCGCGGAGACCGCGCTCGCCTACCGCTCCGCCGGTTCGATGATGACCACGGCCGACTTCGCGGGCCTGCTCGCGAACACCGCCAACAAGATGCTGAGCATCGGATATTCGGAGGTCACGAGCCCGTGGCGCGAATGCGGCATCGCCCGCCGCGTCGATCGCCCGGACTTCAAGACCTTCACCATGTACCGGCGCGCGGGCGCTCCGGGCCTGGCCCGGATCAACGAGAGCGGCGCGGTGAAGCGCTCGGGGTGGGCCGATGGCACGTCCTTCACGGCGGCCCTCCAGACGGCCGGCGTCGAGGTCGCCGACGTCAAGCTTCCCTCGCTGCATGCGGCGGGCGAGGCGCTGCGCATCGGCGCCACCGTCCGCGTGCCCATCAGAGCTGGCGATGATGGCGCTGTGCGCTTCGAGCACCTGTTCGCGCAGGGGGTCGGCGGCGCGCTGCACACCGCGCCCGGCCCCGCCGCCTACCTGGCCGTCGCCGAGCGCCACCGCCCGCTCCTGGTGACGGAGGACGCCGAGCTGTTGGAGCTCGAGATCTCGTTGCCCAAAGGCGCGCTGTTCGTGGAGGCGCCACCGCACCGTAGCGAAACCGCCGGTCCCTTCGCGCTCGAGCAGAGCGTCGAGGTGA